ATATTTAAAACTAAATGTTCTTGTCTCCATTTTGTCAAATGTTTGGAGAGTGTTGTCATTAAATGTAATACCAAATGTAGCACCAAGAAGATTATCTAGTGTTAAACTATCTGTTTTAGGAAAATTTTTAGTAAATTCTCCTGCTGTGTCCATCAATGAATTTGCAATACCTGATGCACCAATTTTTAATGCTTGTCCACCACCTTCTGCTGTGAAAGGATTTCGACTTGCTGCCCCTAGTACACCAAACTGTATCGCTTTCCAATTTGCTCCATAAGCATATTCTAAATTTTGAGGTAAATATAATGAAACTGAACCTATTCCTGTTGCATCACCAGTTCCTGCTTTCTCTGTACCTGTAGTACTAGAAAATGCTTCATTAATAGAACTTCCAAAATCTTCAATAGTTGCACCACGAAGTTTTCCAGAATTTCTTTGTAGATTAGACCTAACATTTCCTATTCCACTTGAATTAGGAGCAGCACTATAGTCATACGCTCTAAATGTTATAAAAGAATTCGTCTTTTCAAGAGTGCTTTTAGGGTATTGAAGGTGTAGTTTAGGTTTCATAATCTACCAGATCTTTGAACTTTATTTGAACTTACAAAACGATTTCGATTATCGTAAAATTGCTCTAATGATAATGCAGCAAATTCAACTAATTCATCTTCTGGAACTTCAAAAAATATGTTATCTGCTCTATCGATAATATATCTATGTAGCAATTTAAACGGTATTCTTACGTTATTATTTAGAAACTTTTGAGCAAAGATCATTCTTTGCTTTTGTGTTGTGTAATGAAAGTTTGCTCCTGCAAATCCATCTTCATATAATGTAGTAACCAAAACTAAAGGATATTTGTCCCAACGTGCTAGTTGTATTTTAGTTTTAGGGTCATATTCAAATAAGTAAACTTTACCAACCGCCACTTTATCCTTAGCATTATCAAAAAGGTAGTTAAACGCTATTTCTCTTTGTTTTTGCTTTGTTTTAGCATCTTCTTCTTTAATTTTCTCGATAACACTCATATCTTTAACTCCTTTTCTGTTAAAATTTTAAATTGCCATCTTCTATCCTTACAATATTCGTTTGCTGCCTTCCATTTAGCATCATTGACTGCATAAGTTGTAACTTCAGTTATATACTTCTTTGTACGTCGGCGTTGTTTTTTGGGAGGTTCTGTTTGCTTAAGCGGTTTGATCTCAATAATAAATTTCTGTGTCCCCCCAGTTTTAGTTCTTGCTCTGACATAGAAATCTGGGAAATACCTATGAACCCTACTATCAAGAGGAGAGATGTAAGGTATAACGATTTCTTCGCTTCCCCACTCCAAGACGTTTTCGTTGTTATCACACCAGACCATGAATTTCCTTTCCCATAGAGATCTGTAAATAACATTTGTTGGATCTCCTTTGTACTTTTTTGGATAGGATGGTCGGTACTTTCCACTATATGCCATAATAAGTCGCTAAATATAAATATACTCTTCCCTTTCTATTTAGATGAAGATAACCAATGTATTGTCGAA